GGAATGGTCACGTCCATGTCAGGCGCTCCCTGTTGTCGTCGGGACTGGGGATGCGACCGAGCGTGGCCCGGACCTCGCCCCGCCGTCGCCTAGCGGCCAGCGGGTTCGGGACGGGACCCTACATCATCGTGTGAGTCGATGCGCGCATTCAGCGCAGCAGGATCACGGCGACGATGACGATGAGCACGACGACGAGGAGGCCGCCGCCGATGTAGACGCCCTCGGCGATCACCGGCCGAGCAGACCTTTGAGCGCGGCGAGTGCCAGCACCCCGACTTCGATCACGAGGAACCAGCCTTGCGTCTCGGTCATCGAGACACGACCCTGCCACCGATACGCCGTGCGTAGTCCTCGGCGGCCTGCTGGGTGGAGAACGTCTTGCCGCCGCCACCGGAACGGGGCACCACTTCGTAGCGTGGCATCGCCGCGGCGAACAGGGCACGGGTCGGGTCGGTGTACTTCCCGCCTGCCTCGGTGACGCCCGGTGCCGGGGCCTTGCGCTTCCCGCAGTTGCATCCCATCAGGCGTCCACCTTCTCGTGTACTCGATCGTGTAGGGCAGCTCGACGTTGCGCCGTCGACCGACCGATGCTGGCGGCGATCCGTTCGGCCGCCGAGCCGATGCGCTCGTGTGGCGGCGACCATGGCATGTCGATCCGCATGGAAGCGACCAGGCCGTCGACTTCACGGATCCGCGCTCTCGGCGAGTTGAAGCCAGGGACGTTCACGTTCGACAACTGGATCAGCTCGTACGCCCCTCGTATGCGCCTCCAATCGCCCGACACACCGGAGGCCATAGCAGCACGCACCTGCGCCGGGGTCACGTCGGGACGCAGCGCCCCAGCGGCCCAGATGCCGATGCGATCCTCGCCAACGACCAGGTCGGCGATGCACGACAAGGTGTTGTCATAGAACGCCTTGGCCTGAGCCGCCGAGACGTGCTCATCGGCGTGCCCTCCACGCAACGCCAGATGACCAACAGCGATGCGGGTGCCCTCGTGCGTGCGGACCTCGCCAACGTGGAACATCGAGTAGTTCGATGCCGAGCGTGGCGCGGTGACGCACGAGTCGGGGAACCCGATGTGGCAGACGCCGAACTCGGCGACGTGGCCGAACACTCGACCGTCATCGCCGATCGTCAATGGCGTGTACGAACGCAGGCCAGGATTGGCGAACCACGCCGCGGGCGGATGCACGGGTGGCGTGATCCGCGCCGCGGCGGTGATCGCCTCGACCGAGGCAGGCGGGGCCGCGGGAGGGGCGGGCGGTTCCAACGCAGGCACCTCCGCCCCGGCGTCGGCAAGGTGGGCGGCGACGTGGTCGTAGATGCCCTGCACTTCTTCGGGGTCGTAGTCGGTCCCGGCGTTCAACGTGCCGATCGTGTCGAGGCACGCGGTGACGGACGCTGCTGCCGGTTGGCCGTCGTCGCCGACGAAGTGATGCGGGTACTCACACGAGGCGACCGGGACGAGGTTGTCGGCGACCGCGGACTCGTCGTAGCGGGCGAACATCGACAGGGCCGCGGTGAGGTCGAGCGGGTCGGCGAGCTTGGCGACTTCGTCGGCAGGGTTGTACGAATCCTCCGACGTGTCGGTCGCATGCACGGGAGCAGCCGAGGCGAGCAGCGCTGCGGTCGGGTCGAGGTCTTCGATGAAGCACTCGGCGAACGCTGGGAACGGCGTCACGGTCGCGCCGATGATGCGGGCACCGAGGACGTGGAGTTGCGGGTCCTCCTCGGACGAGAACAGCACGTCGCCGGTCGGCGGGGCAGTGTCGCCAGCAGACGGCGCGCCGCCCTCGTCCACGGCTGCTGACGCGTCCGGAGGTACGTCGCCCGCAGCGGCCAAGATCATCATGTCGTCGGCTGCACCAGCGGGCAGCACGACCTCGTACTCGACATCGTCCATGTCGGCGCTCACGCCGGTCAGGTGCCCGTCTCGGACGAGCTGGCGGATGCCCGCGGTGCGCACGTCGCTCGACCAGGGGCCGTAGCCGTGGATCAGGTTGCCGATGCGTTCCATCTTGTCGAGCGAACCGATGACGAACGACTCCATGTGCTCGGGCATGTTCACGTCTTGGGCCATCATCGGCAGCGGCAGGTCACGCCACGTCAACGCAGCCGGGTCGATGTAGCGCTTGTCGCCCGACCAGGTGCCCTCCACACAGAGCACGACGTGGAATCGGTTCTGTTCGACGACCGGAGCCGGGGCCTCGGGAGCGGGCGGGTCGACGGGTGCCGGTGCAGCGTCCGCCATCTGTAGGGTCCAGCGCATTGCGCCATGGTAGACCCAGCCGCCAGCTCGACTAGTAGACCCTCTCGGGGTCGTCGACTTCGCCGGGTGCCAGCCACAGGGTCGACTCGTCGGGAATGTCGCCGGTCACGATCGCTTCGGCGTTGCGCGGTTGGGTCGTGTCGAAGTAGCGGCGCACGCAAGCGAACGCCTCGACCTCGGTCTTCGGTGGGAGCTTGACGATGCAACCGGGGATCGCGACCTCGCAGCCGCCGAAGTGGTTCTGCACGTCCGACCACTCGGCCCACTGCGCCGGGTTCGACATCACGAGCTGGCCGTCCGCGGTCCATTCAGCGCTCTCGTGCGTGCGGTCGATCTCGATGCGCCATCCCATGCGGGCGACGATACGCCCTAGAGCGTGGCCATCACGCCCAACAGCCAGCGCTCGTACTCGGCGTCCATCATCCCGCCAGCGAGTCGCCCCTGCCAGCCGCCGAACATCTGCTCGACGCCCATCGTCAGGACCTCGTACGGCGAGGTCGTGGTCCCGCCGTACGACCGGCCCGCATACTTGTCGTACCACTTGTCTTCCATGCCCTGCTCGATGCCCTTGGCGGTGCGGTAGTCCCACGTTCGGTAGCCGTCCCGCTGTGCCCGTTCCCAGTAGAACGAGTGCTCGGCCTGGCGCATCCCCGGCACCGTCGTCTCCATGCCGTGACCGATCTCGTGGACGGCGGTCGAGCGGACCTGGTTCGGGGTGTCGCCCGACAACATGATCTCTCGGGCGTAGCCGTTGTGGTAGCCGCGCTGCACCTTGCCGACCTTGTACTCGGGCAGCCGTTCGACCCGCTCGGTCGGGTACTCCTTCGCCGCCGACTTCATCGCCGTCTTCTGCGTGCCGCGCATCTTGAACTCGCCGTTGCCCATGTCACGAACCTCGGCGAGCGCCTTGCGTTGCGCGTCCTCGTACGACGCTCGGGCGGCCTCGTACGCCTTCTGCGATCGCTCCGAGATGAGGCGCTGCTCCTCACGCCGATACGACGGTGCGTCACGGAGCTGGTAGCGGTCACGGCGCGCTTCACGCATCAGGCCGTCGAGGTCGTCACGGGTGATCTTCGTGTACGTCTTGGCTCGCTTCTCGACCTCCTCGCCGACGTTGACGAGTCGCCGGTTCAACTCGCGGGCGTGCTCGGAGACGACTCGGACCTCCTGGCCGTTCGCCAGCGTCTTGCGTTCCGACAACGGCGTGTCCCACGGGTGGTAGGCGGACTCGTGGACGAGGCGTCGGGCCTCCTCCATGTCGTCGGCCATCTTGGCGTTGTACGCCCCGCGCTCGGCCCGCTTCTCGATCTCGGCGACGACCTTCTTCTCGGCCTTGGCGATCGGGCCTCGTGACGGTCCGATCGCACGAGAGCCGCCCTTGGCCTCTCGTGCCAGGCCGTAGAAGCGTTGCCGTGCGACCGAGCGCCCGGTCGCCTTGTAGGCGTCGAGCAGCTCCTGCGTCGTCATGTTCGGGTTGTTGGCCAGCGCTTCGTTGATGAAGTCGATGACCTCCGAGTCGGACGCGGACGGTGCTGCTTGCACGTCGTCGTCCTCGCCGACGACCGAGCCGTCCGTGCGTGGGTCGCCGTCGTAGTAGTGCAACGTGACGCAGCGGCAGTTGATCGTTTCCTCCGGTGGCCCCTGGCCGGGGAACGGCATGTAGTTCCCGCCGACCAGGAAGTCCTCGTCGAACTTGACGACCTGGCCGTTCGCTTCGATGTGTGACTCTCGAGTCCGGGAGTCGGTGGTCGCCAACCATTCCTTCTCGACCGGCCCGTACTCGGCGAGGTGGCGGGCCGTCTCGTTGTCGCCGTGGTTGTACGCCATGAGCGTCTCGGTGCGGGCGATCGTGTCGGACCGGAACTCGCTGTAGCCGGTGATGCGTTCGATGGTCGACTTGAGGTCTTCGGTGCTCGTGCCCTGCTGCACCGCTTGGGTCAGCTCGCTACGCACGCTCGTCCACAGGTTCTGCCCTGCGCCGACGATCCGGTTGGTGGCCTGGCGCGTGTAGTCGACCGCCGCTTCGTTGACGACTGGGATCATGTTGAGCGCGACCTTCGGCGGGGCAGTCGAGGTCAGCACCGCGGTCAGCGCCGTGTCGGTGTAGACCCTGCCGAGGATCGGGGCGATGTCGTCGTCAACGATGGTCTGCCAGGCGGGGTGCATCGCATCGAACGCTGCCGGGTCGCCCGCTGCGACCATGGCGACCACGTTGTGTGGATCGAACGTCGCAATGGCCTCCTCAACGATCGCCCGCATGGCGTCGTCGATGATGCGGGCCAGCTCGACGTACGCCGCCTCCAAGTACTCGGCGGCTACGTCAGGGCTACCGAGAAACGGTGAGGCCGAGGGCGTCGGAGAGTCGGTCGCGGTCATGGGCGTGTCCCGTGGCGAGCAGCGCCCGCGTGTACGAGTCGAGCGTCAGGGTCAACGCCTCGGCGTCGTAGCCGAGACGGTCGGCGACATCAGGCACCCGCGTCCATGCGTTCGCCAGGAGGAAGTCGAGGCTGCCGTGATCGGTCGCCTTCACCGTCGTGTGCATCAGCGCCGGGTCTGGGCAGGCGACGGTTGCTGCGCCGCCGTTGGCCTTCCGACCGACACGGGACTGCAGACGGGTGCCAGCACGCTCCAACGCCCGATGCACGAGCGCATCGCAGGCCTCCAACGTCGTTGCGGACTGCTGCTCGGGTGGCGGCCCCTGGTCGGGTGGTGGGGGTGGCGGGGTACCCGATCCTGGCGCTGCCGGTGTGCCCGTATCCGGTACGGCGGCGGCTGCGTCGGCGACCGCAGGGGCCATGAGTCCGGCCTCGGCGAGCATCATCGGTGCCAGGGTCGGTGCGCCGCTGGCGGCTTGCAGCAGGACACGGCGACGGAACTCCGTCTCGTCTGGGGCGTCGTCCTCGCTCAGGCCCGTCTCGCGGCGCAGCGCCGCTGCCGAGAGTTCAAGACGGTCGTAGACGGAGATGGCGTCGGCCGATCGGTCGGGCCTCGTGGTCAGGTCCGTCGTGTCGTACCAGACGATGAACTCGTCCGCTTCGGCCTCGGAGAACCCTGCTGCTCGGAGGCCCGCTTGCAGGTAGCCGGTCGTGGCCGCATCGCAGATCGTCTCGGCCATCGGTTCGATGTGCAGCGTGATCGCCGTCTCCTCGACCTGCCATGCGCCCCAGTGGTTCATGCCAGCCATGCCGGTCAACACTTCGGGCGGGAGGTCGATGCCGAGCGCCAGGCGCTTCACCGCCGAGTCACGCAACGGCAGGACGTTGTCTTGGAACTCCGACCAGAACGTGATGTGGTTGACCTTGTCGACGTACTCGCCAGGCACTCGCACGACGAGCGGCACGACGGCGGCTGCGGAGCCACGGTCGCCGATCGGGATGGTCATGGTCGTCACGAGCGTCTCGGTGAACGAGTCGACGACCACGGGCTGATCGCCGTCAGCGGTCGACTCTGGGACCGGGGCCAGGTTCATCACCGGGGCGAACTCGACCTCGGACGGCAACACGAGGATGCCTGCACCGGCGAGCCTCGACTGGGCGGTCGCTTGGACGTGTTCGTCGAGGAGCGTGATCTGGCGTAGCACGCCGAGGACGGCGCGGCATGGCGAGTCGGGTTCCCACTGGCGGCGGGGATGCGGTCGCCACACTCGCACGAGGACGTGTTCCGGTACGACCGGCCGCCACGAGCCGGGACCGTCAGCGACTTCGTAGACCTCGCCTTGGACTCGCAGCTCGTCCGACGACAGGACACGCCACGTCCACGACTGGTCCGGCGCGGGTGGCGTGAGGTCGTCGGGTTCGCGGAACGCAGGGTCGTCGAGCGGGTTGAGCAGCGGGTTCGGTTGGGCCTCCATCAGCACCCAGCCGATGCCAGGCACCGACAGGTACGTGGCGAGCTGAGCGAGCATCGCACCCTGCCCGTCCGGCCCACCAGCGATCGCCGACACGAGGTCGACGGCGAGAGCTTCGATCGGCGACAACGCCCGCTCAGGATCGGCGGCGACATCGGCGGGGTCGGGCACGAGGATCGCCGAGGGTTCGTCGCCTTGGAACTCTGGGTGACGCGCGGCGACCAGGTTGACGCGGGACATGCCGTTGGCGAGCCAGCCGACCGCGAACCGCAACTCGCCGACCGTGTCGTAGAAGTCCCATGCGTCGTTCTGCCAGTCGGCGGTCCGCATCTTCATCATCGAGTCGGGATGCTGGGCCATCACCGCAGCCGACGCCACGAGCGCGTTGTGCTTCGGCGGCGGGGGTTTGCGTCGTGCCACGGATCAGGAGCGTAGTGCTGCCATGCTCGACGGCGTGTGTACCGAGCAGGCTCCGTGCGACGTGGCCCCGTATGCGGCGCTCGTGGCGTTGACGATGCGAGTCGTCTCCGACCCGCGTTGGACGGGTCGCCAGCCGATCCTCCACCAGGGATGCCCGCCAGGGATCGACGGGTCGAGTCTCGGCAGGCACATCCGTTACGCCGACCGTGCCCCGTTCTGTGTCGTGCCGCACGAGCTGGCGCATCTGTTGTCGGGCGAGCTGGCGCACGGGCCTCGCTGGCGTCGAGCGTTCTACGAGATCATCCCTCTGCTGGCTCCGCCGTGAACGGGCCGCAGATCGCCGTCAACGCACGATCCAGGTTTCCCGGGTCGGGGTACACGTCGCCGATGAAGCGGGCCGTTCGTTCTCGGCAGCCTTGCGGGTCCGTCGAGTGGTCGCTACACGAGGCGGTCGCCGATCCAACCAGCAGGCCAAGCAGAGCAGCAGCAACACGACCACGACCCCGGTGACGACCCATGCCCTGAGCATGGTCGACCAGGAGACGGCGTTCACAACGCCCACGGGCCGAACCCACCGGCACGCTCGTAGAGGGCGAGGGCGGCGGTCGCATTCGTGCGGGCGTCCTGTAGTTGCGACTGGGCGCAGACGCCGAGCTGCGGGCAGAGCCACGACCGATGCACCGACCACATCACTTGGAACAAACCCGTTGCGTCGCCGTTGCGATTGATGACCTCGGGTTGCAGCCTCGACTCCCGCATGGCGATCGCCACGGCACGGTCCTCCAACTGGTCGGGCCACACGTCTCGGATGATGCCCTCGACATCGAGCGCCGGTTGCGGTGCTGGCGGGTCGAGTCGTCGAGCTGGCGCGGTCGCCGTTGCGCCGAGGTCGAGCGAGGCCAACGTCTGCGGTCCGACCACCCCGTCGACCACCAGGCCGTTCGCTCGCTGCCAGGCCTTGACGGCTCGCAACGCCCCGGCGTCCGAGGTCCAGGTGTAGCCGTACGAGCGGAGCCGGTCGAGCGCCCGCAGGGCATCGGAGACTCTCGGGGCGGTCGAGGTCGCCGGACGGGCCACGGTCGGTGAAGCGCCGGTCGGGGTCGGGGTGAGGACGGCCAGGATCGGCACGGCCAGGAGCAGCAGTGGTTTGGTTCGCATCCAGCGATCGTAGGCGAGGCCGCCCTAGCCCGTCGCCCCTGGCGTTCTGGCGTGGGGCGATATCGGCGACGTGCGCCGTAGGCGGGCCTATATGCGCCCCTGCTGCGCTCAACGGGGTTTGGTGGGCACTTATGACCCCGGTTCGGTAGATCGCAACGTAGAGGGTCTGGGGGCGAATCCCCTGGTTACGTGATCCAGTCGACGAACGCCACGAGCAGGGCCACGCACGCCGCACCGAAGCAGGCGACGAGGAACAGGGCGACCACGAGGGCGATGCCTCGGATGACGGCTGGCGGCAGGGTCGCTCGCTCGGGGCCGGTCGGTGGCACCGGAGGCGGGAGCGTCATCGGTCGACGAGTCCGGCGACCAGGCCCGTGACGACCGAGCAGGTGAGTGCCAGCAGGCCCGTGACGATCACGCGGTTGTCGCCCCACCACACGGCGAGGTAGGCGACCAGCGCGCCGACCCAGATCGAGACGCACCACGGGCAGGTGATGAAGTACGCCCACCGGCCGATCTCCTCAGGCTCCATGTCCTCGGCGGCTGGGTCACGTCGGAAGAACCACGACCGGATCGGTTGCGTGATCGCATCTTCGTTGACGAGGCGGGTGAGTCGAGCCGTTGCGCCGATCGCCAACAACACGAGCAGCCATGCGGGCAGGATCATGACGGCACCGTAGCAAGCCATAGGCCGCACGAGGCGCAAGCGTCCCGGTCGAGGGTCCGGTAGTGGACGGCGATCGAGTGCGGGCACGAGTCGAGGTCGGCGACCGCTGCAGCCAGCTCGGGATCGGTCGACGTGCGGGCGATGTCGACGACTCGTTGAACGGCGAGAGAGACGGCCATGCGGCGGATGCTACGGGACGACGGTGAAGCGTTGGTCGACCAGGCCGACCTCGGCGCTACCGCGGGCGTGCTGCGGAATCCAATACCGTCCGGCGAGCTTGCCGAACAGGAGGCCCTTGCCGTCAACGCCGTAGTTGGCGAAGTGGCCTCGCACCGAGTGCAGCGGCAGCGAGGTCGGTTGCGACTCGCCATCGCCCTTGCGGGTCGACCGTCCGACTGGTCGCACGGTCAGCTCGTGGACTCGGATGCCGGTACGGGCCACACGGCGCGCCTCCGCACGAGGGCGTGACGGTTCGGCGATCTGCACGTTGCGGCAGTTGAGGAAGTCGAGGGTGCCGAGCCACACGAGCGACGCCATGTCCCAGTTCGTCATCGGATAGCCCTCGGCGATCTGGACCCAGCGGAGGTCGGCGATGTCGCCCTGCTCGTACACGGCGACCTTCCAAGCGTGAACGGGACCGGTCGTTGGCATCGGACCGGAGTCGCCTCGGCCGCCGATGAAGACCATGACGGTGAGGACCCAGGCGACCCGGTTCCAGTCGATCGTGTGGGTGTCGGCGTCCGTCTCCCAGCGCTCGCCCTCGTACTCGGCGGCCTCGACCGCGACGACCCACGAGACGATGACGTTGCCGTGGCCGTTGAGGTAGGCGATGAGCGCCGTCTCCCACGGTGGGGCGATGCGGTGGTCGTTGTAGATGTCGACGCCGTTCTCCATGGCGACCAGCGACTCGTAGATGCCGGTGGCGTCGATCACGGTCGAGCCTCCGAGCAGCTCGCCCATCTCGGGGAGCATCGCCTTGAACTGGTCGCGGAAGCGGCCCGTCCACAAGTCCGAGCAGACCCGCCCGATCTGCTCGGCGCTCATGGTCGCACCGACCAGTCGAGGTCGGCGGTCGCAGCGATGAGCAATCCCCATGCGATCGCATCGGGCGTCCAGCCGTTCATCCGCATCGTGTCGAGGACGTTGGAGTTGACCATCGTTTCCCGCCAGTCGGCGGCGAGCTGCTCGACGAGCGGGGCCAGCTTGGTCATCGCCTCGTCCGGCACGAGCGCAACGACCGGGGTGAGCCTCACGACCCGCACGGCTTGCCGTCGAGACGCCAGACACGGTCGACTCCTCGGATCGCCTTGCAGACCTCGCAGCGCATCAAGCCGCCAGAGATGATGCGCTTCGTCGGATGGGTGCACGCCTTGGTCGGCGTCTTGGGTTTGGTTCGCTTCGTAGCCATCCGTCTATCGTAGGCGGGCCTAGGCGATGCGTCGCCCTGCTGGGGATGTTGCCGTGGCTCGCACGTTCGGCATCGGAGCGAGGAGGCCGTTGACGAGGTGGACGAGAGCGTCGAGGCGGTCGGGTGACTTCGACTCGGTCGGCACCCACGTCGAGAGCTGCGTCTCCAACTCGCCGAACCATCCGGCGTGATGCACCCAGCCCTTTGCGTACAGCACCGAGACGGGTTCGGCACGGTCGTACTTCGACTGCGAGGCTCGGACCTTGGTGACGGTCACGTCGGGGTCGACGTTGTGGATCGTCGAGCGGACCATGTCGCCGCCCTGGTTCGCTTCGACAACGACTCGCTCTGCGCCGTGCTTGTGGACCGCAGCGACGACTTGCGCGCCCCACACTTCGGGCGGGCCAGCGAGCGAGAGGTCGTCGAGGATCACGGCGTGGTGACGGCTGGCCTTGCCGTTGACGGGTGCCGCGCCAACGATGATGCCGCACTCTGCCGTCTCGCCTGGCGGGTCGACTCCGACGAGGATGTGCCACGGGGTTCGCTCGTCACGGATCGGGTCGAGGCCGAGGCCGAGCAGGGTGCGTGCCCGTGCCGCTTCGACACGCAACGATTGCCACGGGTCGGTCGGGTCGAAGCGGGCCAGGCGGGTGACTTCGATGGTCGCCATTGCCCACAGCGCGCCTTCAACGTCGTCGAGGTAGAGGGCGTGGAGCTCCTGTCGACCGAGGCGTGTGCCCTCGTAGCGACCCAGGACCATGTCGATGAACGACTCGGCGAGGTTCGTGAGGTTGTCGTACGTTGCGCCGGTCGTGACGAACGTGCGGGCCTCCGCTTCGATCTTGCGGAGCCAGTCGAGCGGGCGTGGCGTCATCGTCAGCATCGAGCGAGGATCGGAGCCGAGACGGTGACCGAACATGGCGTTGTCCCACGCCAGCACGCCCGATCGCCATGACGCCGGTTCGTCGCCCCACACCCAGTCCGACTGCGGGCCACGGAGACGGTCGGGTTCCTCGGCGGAGAAGCAGGTTGCGGTCGCCCCGTTCGGCCAGGTGAGGCGGCGCTTCGATGGTTCGTACTCGGGGCGTGAGCCTGGCGGGTGGACGGCGAGGATGCCGGACTCGCCTTCGACCATCACGTCTCGTACGTCGGCGGCGGTCGCGCCGATCAGGGCGACGTGTCCGGCGAGGCCTTTGCGGACTCGGCGTCTCGTCTCCTCGGCCCCGGTGCGTGTCTTGCCGAACCCGCGGCCTGCTCGGACGACCCAGGTGCGCCAGTTGGTTTGCGGGGCGAGCTGGGTGGGTCTGGCCCACCAGCGCCACGACCACGGCATCGCTTCACGCACGGACGGTGGGATCGTCGCAAGGAACTCGGCGAGGCGGTTCTGTTGCGCGGGTTCGTCGGGGCAGTCGAGGAAGAGCTGCTCGGCGGGTGAGAGCGAGTCGGCGTCTCGGTGGTAGTGCTGCTCGACCATCGTCATAGCCGGACCCCGAGCGGGTAGCGGCGCACGACCTCGGCGATGAGTTGGCGGTGGGCCTGCTGCCAGGTGACGCCCATCGTGCGGGCCTGGCGTTCGATCCATCGGTGGTTGTAGTCGTCGAGCGTGTCGGGGTAGCCGTCGAGTGAGGCCTGCCACGACTGGCGGCACCACTCCATGACCGAGACGCCGGTGCGTTTGGCGGCCTGCTCGACCTCGGCGATCAAGCAGGGTGTCGCGGCGACCGTGAGTCGAGGGCGGAGGTCCCTGGCTCGCATCGGTGCTTTGAGCGTGGCGTACGTCGGCAGGTCGAGGGCGGGGAGGTCACTCATCGGTCGGGGTCACGTCGATGACGTGCATCCGGCGACCGACTTCGGCGAGGCGTTCCATGAGCACGTCATGGGTCGAGTCGTCATCGGAGAGGTCGGCGTTCAAGTCGGGACCGGTGGCGAAGCGTCCGTAGATGCTCGGGAAGCCGCGCTCTAGTCGCCAGGTCAGGACGCGGGCGTCCGGTGCGAGCGTCTCGGTCGTCGTGAGGACTTCGACGACATCGGTGCCTTGGCGCTTGACCTTGGTCGACACCATCTCGTAGCCGCCACGTTGGAGTTGTTCAAGCAGGGCGTTGGCTCTCGATGCCCACTCGCCGATCGCACGCTGCACCCGGTCGGCGAAGGCGGTGGATTCCTGCTCGGGTGGCGTGAAGTCGCGGGTCCATGAATGGCCTGCTGCGAGGCGGGAGAGTCCTGCGAGGCCTTGGCGCATCCAGCCGCGGTACTCGGCTGGGGTGACGCCTACGGCTGCTGCGGCCAGCTCGACGGGGGTGCCGACTTTGAGCAGCTCGACGATCTGGTCGGCGATCGTGACGACGGTGCCGTCTTGTCGGGAGACGGTCGTGTCGAGCGTCGGTCGGACGATCGGTGGGCGGGGCATGGTCGTAGTTTGCTGTGGGTAGGTCGGGCGTGTCGAGCAGGTCGGGTCAGTACCCGGCGAGGGCGAGGAACTCCTGGCGGAGGTCGGGGCGTTCACGCAGCAGGCCTCGGAGGCAGGACGTGACCATGCTCGCTCGGCGTTCGATGCCACGCAGGGCCATGCATTGGTGTTCGGCTTCGATGATGACGCCGACCGCGAGCGGGTCGAGATGTTCGATGAGGGCGATGGCGATCTGGTCGGTGAGGCGTTCTTGGACTTGGAGGCGTCGGGCGTACGCATCGACGAGGCGGGCGAGTTTGGAGAGGCCGACTATGCCGTTGCGTGGGACGTAGCCGATGGTCGCGAACCCGGTGAACGGGAGCATGTGATGCTCGCACAGGGAGGCGAACGGCACCCTGCGGACCATGACCAGCTCGTCGTGTCGTTCGTCGAACGTGACGGCCAGCAGCGCGGCGATGTCGACCTGGTAGCCGCTGGTCAGTTCGGCCAGGGCCTTGACGACTCGGCGGGGCGTTTCCACGAGGCCGTCTCTCGTCGGGTCTTCGCCGAGATGGGCGAGTAGCGCCCGCACGTGTTCGCTCGCAGCAGAGGCGCTCGTGGACGGGTCTGGGGCCAGGTTGGGCGCATGCCCGTTCAGCAGCGGGAAGCGGGCCGCGGCGAACTGGGACTCCGTCATCGTCTCGCCGCCGATCTCGACCGTCGAGTCGTCCATGGTCATCTCCCTCTCTCGTTGCCCCACAGCATGACGTGCTGGCGGCCCGTGACATTGAAGCCGAGAGCGAGCGCCGCTTCGGTCAGCTCGACCAGGCCGTCCGTGATCCGGTCGCCGGTGATCCCCTCTGGCATCACCCACCTGGCGCGCCGCTCGACCTGCACCTGGTCGTACAGCTTGGCGACCTCACCCAGCTCGGCCGCGGACTGCACGACCGTCTTGAAGCCGCAGCGTTCCCAACCGAGCGCAGCGAACTCCTCCAACACGGGCAGGTTCGGTTCGCCGGTCTGGGCGTTGGGCAGCTTCGGCGACACCGAGAAGTACTCGACGTACGGGACCAGCGGGCCAGGCGAGAACGTGCCGTTCGTCTCGACGTGCACAGCGATGCCGTGGAGGTCGAGGAGCGCCGCCAGGTCGATCAGCTCGTCTCGTTGCAGCAGCGGTTCGCCACCCGTGATGACGCACACGTCAACGTCGAGCTTGCGGACCTCGTGAGCGACCTCGACCGGGGTGAGGGTCCTCGAGTTCATCCGGTACGGGTAGGCGATGCCGTTCAACGCCTTGGTGTCCCACGTCTCTGCCGAGTCGCACCACACGCAGTGGAGGTTGCAGCCGTAGAGGCGGACGAACGTGCAGCGCTGGCCTGCGTGAGCGCCTTCGCCTTGCACGGTCACCCGGTCGTAGATCTTGTTGACCCTCACGTTGTCTCGTCGAGCGTGCCGAGGATCGTCTGCCACGGGAGCCACTCGGCCCAACACGACGGCGTCTCGTAGACGCGCAGACCGACCAGGCCGACGCCAGAGGGCAGCTCGGTGGCGATGCAGTCGGCCCACAGCTCGACAAGGTTCTCGGCGGTCGGTGACACGGCGATGGTGGCGACGCCTTCCGCGCCGAACGCCGTGATCATCGCTGCCCGTCTCGGGTCGTGTTCGGCCATCGTGAAGCGGTGGTCGTACGAGCCGCAGACCTTCTCCAAGATGTGCTTCAAGTCGGCGAAGTCGACGACCATCCCGGTCGCTGAGCCGTGCAGCACCGGCTCGCCCTCGACCGTGGCCTCCACGGCGTATCGGTGGCCGTGCGGCCGGTAGCACTTGCCGTCGTGGTCGGGCAGGCAATGGCCCATGTCGAACTCGTAGCGTCTCGTGATCCTCACGCCTGCGCCGCCGCTACTGCCTCGACCCAGAAGTCCGGGTCTGCGTAGGCGGTCGGGTCGTGCACGTCGGCGAGGGCGAACGCTTCCTGGCGTTCGACGCAGGTGCCGCAGCGACCGCAGTGAACGTCGCCGCCCTTGTAGCACGACCACGTGTCGGTCCACGGGACTGCGAGGCCGTCGCCGACCTGCACAATCTCGGCCTTGGTCATGTGGACGAACGGGGCGACGATCCCCTTGAAGTGCGGGGTCGAGAATCCGACGTTGCCGATGAGCAGCGCGGCCGACACCGCGGCGATGAACTCGGGGC